ATGTGGATTGGCAGCAAAGGGAGGAGAAATGCTTTGATACCAAAGGATTTCGTCATCCGAGTTGCCAACAAGATGGTTGGAGTAGCCCGAGACAAGAGTGGATTGAATATGTGCATAGCCAATGCAGTCCAAATGCTGAATGCGTCTAAGGTTTCGATACCCGAGCAAATTCGGATGGATTGTCAAACCCATGGGGCAAGCTTGGCTTTTACTTATAGTTTGGAACAAGAAATTATTGCGTTCAACAATTTGTGTAAGCCCAAGTATGTCCGAATGTACGAGATGTTAAATGATGTCACTAATTTAAGGGGCATCAGATTCATGTCGAGTATGGGTTTTAAGTCCATGTTGCCAAGAATTTTTGGTTGCTGTTTTAGCAATAATGAACCAGAATTAGGCGACAATATCACCACTCTGATGTACAATCGTAATAGGACTTCTGTCCCCTGCTATGAATCATTCAAGCCGAACTTGACTAGTTGGAAGGATGGTCTTAAGGGAACGGAAAGCCGTATAAATTTCGAAGTCATTAAGAGGGGTGCAAAATTGGAGTTTAATGATAATTCTGATTCGACCAAAAAGACTGGTGAATTGTTTGCAAATTGTCAAACTTTCAGTAACATTGTTCCAATATGTGCTACTAATTCTAACAATAATATGGTCCGATCTCTGGCGACTAGAGCTCTCGTGGAAACGCCAGAAGAGGACCTGGAAGAATGGGATAATGTTCATAATCACTTTCGAAACACTCTTGACGAATTCCAATTTGAGAAAATTGAAATACTCGACCCTGACCAACATTTTAAGGAGTGGGCTTCCATGTACAACCCCACGAAAACGCAAACACTAATTAATGCCTATGATACGCTGAGACGTAATCCAATAGTGTTTCGCGATATGCAGAGCAGTGCCTTTGTGAAGAGAGAAGCCCAATATCCTAAACCCAACCAACCCCCGGATCAGTTTAAACCACGAACGATTCAAGGAGGAACACCCCGGCTTAACGCTGCCGTCGGACCATTTTTC